TATTAAAAAACTATATAATAAAAGCTATTTTTAAAATAAAAACTGTCTATAATCTATAGATCCATCTGCAGATAAATGTGGGTTATGCTTACTTTCATTTACATTAACCATAAAAGCTGATAATGTAGTATCTTCAACTCTATCAGATCCTAAATTATCTATAATCATATTTATACCCATTTTTGTAATATTCCCTAATTTCATTGTCGTATTTCTAACAAATAGACCAATACCGCAAGACATTATTAAGTCATCATTATATCCCATTAAAGCTTCAGCTTTTCCTTTTTCATTATAAATAAACACTTTAATTTCATCTAATAGTCTTTGTGAGTGAAATATAAAAGCTTTAGTTCTTAAAGATTCTTCAAAAACGTTTATTAATAATGGTCTTGTTTTTAATGTAGTAGAAAAACCAGGTATTCTCATTTGAAGATCTTTACTCCAGTCAGTATTATTAATAAATTCTACACCGCCCATTTTTTGAGAATAATAAATTTTATTATAATTTAAGTCTAATAATTTTTGTACTGTAGCCCAACCCATACTATTATTTTCACAAGCTATTAGTGCATTATTATATTTTTTACCTAAACTCTCTAATAAATATGCAAATATATCTGGTGTTATTTTTCCTTTATATTCTGCTACTTGTTCCATATTTTCTACAGAAACTACATGAGCAGCGCAATAGTCGCTACCATCTCCTCTTGCAACGTCACCTGATATTATATATGTCAAATCTGTTCTTGGTTTTTCCCATATCCAAAGATTATGATCAAATCCTGTTTTCTCTATAGGTTCTCTAATTTGATTTTTTTCATAAAAATTAATTGTTTCAAAATCAATAACTGTATTACCGGATTTCTCAAACGAACAGTCATATTCTTGAGAAAATTTCATTAACCCAAGATCTGCTAATTCTCTATCTCTCCAAGCTTGATCTCTATCTGGATGTACCCACCAAGGAAGTCTTATTGGTGAAAAAGTTGCAAATCCATCATCTGAAACACCAGTCTCTGCTTTCATCCACATCTTATGATACCAATTACCAACACCTAATGGGGTGCTTAAAACAATTGATGCTCCACCAGTTGCAAGAGTTGGTCTAGCAGATGTCCATACATCTTCTATTCCCTTTATTTGTGCAGCTTCATCTACAATTAATAAACTAAGTGCAGATGAACGAGCAGCATCGGGTGTAGTATTTGTTGCTTCTATTTTTGAATTATTTGCAAATTCTAAAGATTGTCTATTATCTATTAAAATTTTGGGACGTAACCATTCTGGTAAATTTTTAACATATGTTCTACACATAGATGTTAAATTTGTAGCAACTTTACCTTTGTTAGCCAAAATTAAAATATATTTTGAATTATGAAATATCGCTAACCATGTAGCGTATGCAGATGATATTGTAGATAAACCTATTTGTCTGGATTTTAATACAATAACAAATCTATTTTTAACAAATTTAATAATACAATCTTCTTGAAAATCAAAAAGATCTAATGGTATAATACCCTTCATCGGGTGAAGGATTTTTAAATAAGTTTTTATAAAATAGATTGGGTCGGTTTTACAACGTATTATTTCAGAAAATATAAATTCTTGAGTAATATTTTGCTCTATGTTTTCCATATTACTCTACTTGATTTAATTTACAGTTTTTCTTTAGATATGATAATGCTTTTCCTGGCGAGGTATATAAAATTTTTTTGAAGTTTAAATATATTCTTTCATCACATAAACCTTGATATTTTTTATTATTTAATAATATTATAATTGTATCTGGGTTTTTTGCAAAACTATATAATTTAAGATTTAGGTTTTCAAATAATAGTTTTTTTTTAATAACTTTTAGATAAGAAATATTTTCATTGACTTTTTTATTAAAAGAGTATAAATATTTCTTATTGTTAAATTCTACAATAATAGAGCCACCTTTTCTAGAATACCCAAGAACTATACCTTTATGTCCAGCATTTGTGCCAGATATAGAATAGACAATTGAATTTTTAGAAAAATTTTGTATCTCATTTAATTGTCTTAACTGCTCTTTCTCTATTTTATCGTATATATTAATTAGTGATTTCAATATATTTTAATATTAATATGTGTCCCATATATCTGTGTACATATCTTCTCTGCTAGCTGTATGCGTTTTATTATATTTTTTCTTTGCAGCATCTAAAGCTTGTTTTCTATCTTTAGCACCAGTAACAGAAATCCATTTGCCACCCTTTCCATTTTTCTTCTTTAAAAATATAGTATGTACTTTTGTTCGGCCAGGTTTAAATGAACTAACTTCTCCTCTATGAACAACCAAGCCTTTATTATCTTCTTTTGTCTTATGTCCCTTTTGACCACTACCAGGTCCACCTTCTTTTATTTTCTGTTCAGTGAGAAATTTATTGACAGTTTCTAATATCAATTTATCAATTTGAGATTTTTTAATTTGAATTTTACTCATATTTTTTATTTATATGCTCTTTTAAAATTTTTTTTGCTTCTTTAATTTTATTGTTTTCTAATAAAGATAGAATTTCATTTAAAATTTTTTCTCTTTCTCTTATCAATGAAATTTGATGTGCTTCTTCAAAAAAATCTCTTATAGGTTTCATTTTATTTTAATTACCTTGAGAATTAACTTCAGACCAAAAATATGCAACCATACCTGCTGCTGTAAGTCCAGCACCTAATAATCTTATAAATCTTACTGGAACATTATTTATACTTCTAAATGCTATATTATTATCTATTGTTGCTATTGTTATCCAGTTTCCAGTAAAAGATGGATTAACTGCTCTTCCTTTATTTTTACCCCAGCTTGGTTGATTAAATGCAGGATTATACGTATAAGAATTTGTACCAGTTAAACTACTATCTATATAGTTAGAATTATTTGCTTGTATGCTTAATCCACCATGCGCAGATAAGCTTAATGGTAATTGTATTGAAAAGTTTGCTCCACCTGCCCATGTAAAATTTGATGCTGTAACAGATATTCCTTCTGTAGCACTTACTGATTTATCCCATCTAAGTACTATAGAATCATCTGCTTGTATTGGACGAAAAGTCATATTTTTATTAACCTATATTTTTTATTGTTTGTGCAATTACTGAAATAAAATTTGTACTGTCAGCAGTATTTGCAGACAATGTCCATGTAGAATTTGCAGTAGTTTGTTTTAATGGAACAATATAATTTTCTGAAAATGTACCAGAAGCTGATAGAAAAAATCTATCTCGTATGCTCCCAGAAATTGAATCTCTTAAATCTAATCTAATTGGAAAAGAAGCGTGATTTGTAAGTTTTAAATAAGTTAGATCATTAAAAATACTATCACCACCAGCTAATACAACATTACTTTGCATAATAGTTGTTATACTAGTAATAGATGTTGTTATATCAGCTCTTTGATTATTTATTATACCTAGTTGAGAATATGTAGTCATTTAATTTATTGTGTTTTTATATAAATATTAAAAAATATATTAATTAAATCAATTGGTTTATAGTAAACATTTCTTTTTCTTCATGTTTTTCGATTATTTCATTGTAAAACTCTATTCTTTTAACTATATTTTCATTTATGTTATAATAATGTTTTACAAATTCAGATTGTTTTTTAGCATATTCTAAACCTAATTGAAAATTATTAACCCAAAACTCTAATGCTTCTTTCCATGGATTTGTAAATTCACTATCTATAAAATGATGTCTGTGTTTTGCATCTTCTGGTAATACTTTAAATAAATCATTATAACCTCCAAAATTTGTAGAAATAACTATATTATTATAATACATACCTTCAATTGCTTTTATAGGGCTTTTGCATTGATTGAAAGTATTTTTTTCTATATAGCATAATGATATATCAAGCATAGCATAAAATTTAGCATACTCTTCTAAATTAACTGCATCAAAAAATTGTATTCTTGTTTGATCGAAATCTTTGTATAATTCTTTTACTCTATATTTATAAGTCAATTTTTCATCTGTTACTTCTTCTTCTTTAAAAACTTTATTATTATTTGAATCTAATGTTATATTAACCATAGTATCTTTTAATGCCATACCAGCTAATATGAATTCTGTATTTGGATATTTGTCATGTATATATTTCAATATCGGAGACATTTTTTTAAGATCTTCAAAATGAGATGTTAAACCAACCCATCCAATTACTATTTTATTTTCTTTTGCTGGTGTTGATCTTTTAATACTCCATTGAGGTTGATCCCAATCAAACATATTTGGAAATATTTCTACCTTATTATTAAACTGAGAAAACGTTTGATATAATTTTCTACCAGTTGTTGTAACATAATCTGATTCTTTAATTGACCTGATAGACATTTTATCTTTACCAGCTTCTAACCACATTGTTTTCATTGAATGTGAATTTGGTAAATTAAATTCATTATCATCTACATCATGTAATATTACTGGTCTCTTTTTATTTTTTGGCCAAGCTTTCATAACACTGTGCATCCACTCGTGTAAATGGCCTGCTCTATGTGCAACTATTAAATTAGCAATCTCTAAGTGCTTTGCATTCAAATTATTGTCTGCATATACAATATTAAATTTTTCTGGATAATTTTTTGCTATTGCGAACATTGGAAGTTCTATTCTGAAAAACGAAGTACCTGTTCTTGAAGGAGTTGAAAAAATTATCGTTCTTTTGTTTATATCGAATCTATCTGGGTTAAGAAAATAATTTCTTAATTTTGCTGTATTAGCTTCTGTTATATCATTTTCAGTTAATATAGTTGCTATTTCTTTAGGATAATAGTTTTCTAAATTTTGTTGCATTTATACCTCTTTAAGTATTTAAAATAAAAAAACCTGCTCATAAATCATACAGATTCACAAGCAGGTTAACAAATAGTCAATATTATTTTAAAAACCTTTTAGTAAAAACTTTTTCTTAAAATTTTATTTTTTAAATATATTCATTCATATTATTTATTACATCATTTAAAAATCCTATTTGTTCAAAATAGTATTCTATTTTTTTCCAATCAACAGAGCCATCTTTTGTTAATGGACAACCAACAGCTGCATCATCAATATATTTATGTGCATATACTTTAGGGCTTGAAGTCCATTCTTTTTGTGTTGGGTTGTTGTTGATACCAAATAAGGGAATATTTTTTGATTTAAACCAATTAACAGCATCTTGCAATTCTTTACCAGATCTCATTGTATTCAAAATAAGTTTATGATTATTTTTAACCAATCTATTTAATACAGTTTCACAATAAAAAACATCAAAACCAACTTCAGGATATTTGTGAACAACACAAGTTCCATCAAAATCTACAGCTATATAAGACATATTATCTCTCTAATTTTAATATTCCAATACATTTATTATCTTTATCAAAAACCATAGCACAATTATCTGGCATATACTTATTCATTATTACTTCTATTCCGATAAATGATGTTTTTTTCTTTTCAATTGATTTAGTAAGTAAATCTAATATGTTTTCAGAAACAATAAATCTATTTATATCAGAAAAATCTTTATCAGAATATTTAAAAAATGAAAGCATTATTTATATTCATAAATTTTTGTATACTTAACTATAGTTTGTTTAAAAGAAGTATAACTTCCCTCTGTATCAAACTCTTCACCAACCTCTTTTAATTTTATTTTTCTTCCAGCTTTTTCTTCAAACTTATCTTCTATAACCATTTTTATTTCTTTGCATGTAGCATCAAAACTATCTTTTTGCATCAAAGCTAAACCAGGAGTATAGGCAACATATGTTACTAAAAAATAATTATCATGAAATTTTCCAGTAATACCCTGATCTCCCATTCTTGATACTATATTTTGTAGTATAGAAATATCATCTTTAGAATCTTTTGCCACAAATTCGTCTTGCTCGTTTTCTAGTGAGTTTGTTGCTCCTACAGATTTTAATTTATATTCTTCTTTTTTTGCCATATTTTTTTGCTAAATTAATAATTATTGATTTATATTATATAAATATAAAAACAATACTTAAAAAAGAACTCTATAATAAGCAACAGAAAGCTGATTTTGCCATTTATTTTCAATCATATTGTGATCATTTAACTGATAATTAAATATAAATATATTCTTATTATATAGATTTAAAAGCATACCCAATTTAAGTTCATTTAATCCTAATTCACCACCGAAGCCAATACTTAAAAAGTTTGGTTCTTTATTGTTTATATCACCAATATTAACTGCTGATTGTAAATCCTTTATTTGAAACATATCTAATGCTTTATTATTATTATCAACAAATTTTATTCTTGCCTTATAAAATCCATTTTCTAACTTTGATTCTAAAACAGATATTTTAAACTCATCCATTAAAACAGATAGTTTTCTTGTTGTAGAATCACTTAAATGTAATTCACCAGAAATTTTAAATGGTCTATCATATCCATTAAAATAAAATACTGAATCTCTAAATATTGTTTTAGTAGAATCAACAAATACAGTATCAGGCTTTACTTTAACAGTTAAAAGATAAGCTATTTGTTCATCTTTCTTTTTAAGTTCTTTTGCAGAAAATATACTATCATTTTTTAACCTATTAATAAGATCTTTTTGTGATGTATATTGCATAGATAATCTACTAAATGAACTATCTTTTTCTTTAATAGTAATATCTTTTTCTGCTATTTGATTTCTTAATTCTAGCTTTTCTTTTTCTGATTGACTATTTTTCCAATCATTATAAAAAAATTGTCCTATAATTAAAACAACCAAACCTATTATTATTTTAAATTTAAGATCCATGTTTTTTATTTCCTTCTTCTTTTTCTCTTATACCATCTAATAATTTTTGATTCAATCTTTGTATATAAGTAAAACTACCGTTATATAACCACATAGGTTTACCATCTATGCTATAAAAAAAAGTAACCCATCTACCATCCTTAACAACTCTAATTGGCAGACTTAATGTTCTAAAAAAATATGCAGAATCACCATGTTCAGGAAAATAAACTATAGAATAATAAATACCACAACTATCTACAATAGGGTATTGATAATCCATTTTTATAATTTCTTTCGACTCACAAGATATTAAAAAAACTAATACTATTAACAACAATATTTTTTTAATCATATTTTTGTATTGCATCCTTCCACCATTTTGGAAATAAATTGTTATTTTTATTGAAAAAGTTGTTAAATTCTGAATCTAAGATATATGTCACAGCTGTATCTGTTTTACTTCTAACACTTCTTCCAGAACCCTGAATTATTGTTTTTGCAGTTTCCCATTCATACCAATTTTTTATTCTAGACATTTTTTCTTTAACATATTTATCACCTAAATATGGATATGGTACTTTGCAAATTACTTGCCATCTCGATAAATCTTCATAAAGATCTATACCTTCAGTAAAAGATGGAGAAAGAATAACAGTATCATCACTACTATCAATATGTTGTTTTAAAATTTCATCTCTAGTTTTTGATGTGTGTATTAACAATCTTTTATCTTTAATGTTATCGAAAATATATTTAGCATTAGAGTATGTGTGACAATGGATGATACCTTTTTCATTCTTATGATTTTTTAATAATTCTTTTATAGCCATTACTAAATTTGGTAATGTTTCTTTTATATTTTTATAGTTCATTGACCCAACTGGTAAAACTATAATAGGTCTATTTTCTATTGGGAACGAAGAATCAACAGAAAGAAATTCGCAATCTTCTATTTTAATTCCTAAATTTCTACAAAATATTTCTTTATCTAATATAGTTCCAGACATTAATAATATCTTTTCAGCGCACCTAAATAATGCCCATTCAGAAAATAATGAAGCAAATATTGGTTTTATAGTAACTTTTTGCATATTTACATCTACACTCATTACCCAATTTTTTGGATCAAAATTTAATGTACATCTGCTATTGTGACAAATAAGTCTATCATACTCTTCATATTTTTTTAATAACTGGTGGTGAGAACTATTTATTTTACTAGAATCTTTTATTTTCTTTAATTTATTTTCTATTTCGCTCATTTTAAATTTCATTGCTGGAACATATATGTCTTTTATCCAGTCAACAAAATTTTCACTTTTTGTATTTTCAGTGCAATGCATCCAATTAATTTCAAGTTCTTGCTCTATCATTGGACCATCAAAATTCATAGATACAAACTCTATAATTGCACTTTCTAAAGTATGACACTCATCTACAACTAAAAGATTTCTTCTTTTTATTTCATCTGTATACATAATATTATTGAGAAGAAATTGAGTATTTGTTATACCAATATCACCATCTATAAATTTTTTCTTGTCAATTTTATATGGACAATTAGAGTTATAAATAACTTTTCCCTTTTCAGTTCTAGAAAACGAATTCAACCATTGTCCAAGTTCACAACTCATTTCTACTTTTGGTGTCTGTGTGCATCTATAATTTGACTTAGACCATATATTACATGCAAAATCAAATTCATTTGCATATTGAGTCTGTAAAATTTTCTGTGTTGTAATTATATATGATCCTTGACTATATAAACCATTTTCTCTGTATTTGTCTGATAAATATTTTGCAACAGTTATTGCAATACCAGACTTACCAGAGCCAACTGGATTTTCTAATACAACAAATCTTTTTCTTTTATCTAAAAAAGCATCTAAAGTAAAATTTATAGATTTAGTTTGCTCTATTCTCTCTTCTTCAAATGGAAAAAATTTATTATAATCAAATGTCATAATTTTTCCAAAAATTTTCTTAATTTAGTCAAACGTCTAGAATAATCCTTAAATCCTGTATCTGACCACCATTGTTCATAATATTTTAATAATTCAAAAAATTCTATTTTATCTTGTTTAGTAAATTCTTTCCAATCTGTTATAAAAGAAATAAAATATGTAAATGAATGTCGTTTAAGATTATTTGTCATAATATTAAAAATTAAAATATACTAATTCTTCAACTTTTGTTTTATCGTTTTGCATTTTTCTAAAGAATGACCCAGCATTTTTTGTTAATCCTATTTTTTGAACATTAAATTTAAATTTGTCTAATAACATATTACTTCTATCATCAAACTGACTACCATAAAATAATATAACTTTATTATTATGATATATTTTTTCTAATATTTTTATAAGTTTATTTTCATCTGCAGGTTCTTTATATAATCCTAATCCTGTTTTAAAATATGGAGGATCTAAAATGATTATAGAATTTTCAATAGTGTTAGTTTCTAAATATTTTAAAACATCATCAAATATAAAATCTATTTTTATAACAGAATTTATATTATTTTTTAATATTTTTTCGATAGATTTTGGTTTTGTTCCATTTCTTCTTAAATGTAATGGAGAATTAAATTTTTCTTTATTATATCTCATCATTCCATTTATACAAGTTCTATTTAAAAAAAACCAATCATGTGATTCTTTATTTTTATTAAATTTTTCTCGTATTTTATAATAATGATCTGAATTTTCTTTCAATTTATTCCAATTATTTTCATAATATTTAATAAGATCATTCAAATTTTGTTTTAAATAATTATAAAAATTTATTACATTATAATCAAGATCAATACACACAGATTTTTCGAACACAAAAAATTTATTCAATTCAATCGATAAAATAGATGAACCACAATAAAATTCATATAAATTTGTTTCTTTACAATCTTTTAATTTTTTTTTCAATAAATCAACTGCATGAGTTTTACTACCAACCCATCTTAAAATATTATTTTTTGCCATAATTAATTTAAAAATTCAAGTTTAGTATAACCATTTTTATTATCTGCATTAACAACATGATCTGCATAATCTTTAATAGCTTCTAAGTGGCTTATTGTAAAAACTGTGTCATATCTTTTTCTTAAATAATCAAATAATCTACCAACAATAGATAAGTGATCTGGATCAAAAGTTTGAATAGATTCATCCATAACAAAAATATTACATCTTGGTATATTTGAAATATTTACTAATGCATCTCTAATTGCAAGTGCTGTTATTGTTTTTTCCATACCAGAGCCGTTTTGTATAAGAGTTGATTTACCATTAGGATGATGTATACTAATAGGAATTTCTTTTTTATCTAAATCAGGTTCAAAATATATTCTAAAGTTTTCTATCTGTTCTATAATTTTATTGACTTCAGAATTTATTATATCAATAGACATCGATATAATGTTATATGGTATACCTTCCCTGTGCATACACTTTAAATATAATTCATAATCAGAATTCAATTCTTCATATTGTTTTATTTTTTGTAAAGTTTCCTCTAATTGTGTTATTTTTGTTTCTAACTCTGTTATTCTTTTTTCAGAAGAAACTATGCTATATTGTAAATTATCTATTTGTAATTTTTCTGTTTCTATTTTCTGTTTAATACCTTTTAATATATTATTTATTTTTTCATTGTTTTTTTCAACTTCAAGATATTTTTCATATTCACTGTTTTTTTCATCTAATGATTTATGGCTCATTAATAGATTTTTTAATTCTGCATCACACGTTTTTAAATCTGCATTTTTAACTTCTATATCAGATATTAATTTATCTTTATCTGTTATTTTTTTCTGTAAATATGCTTTTATCTCTAATTCTATTTTAGATAAATTAGATTGTTCTAATTTTAATTTACTGTGTAATTGTTGTAATTCAGATTCTCTTTTTTCATATTTAGATAAATCTTCTTCCCAATGTGTATAATCAATCACTTGTTTTTTCTTAGCATCAAACTCTGCAAGCAATAATTCAATTTCTTCTTTTATTTTATTAACATCATTTCTTAAATTTGCAGCGTTAATATACAATTCACATTTTTTACACAGATCTTCAGTATCATTCCAACCTTGTTTATTAATTATATCAACTTGTTTTAAATCCTTTTTTGTTTCAGATTCTTTTTTAGATATTCGTAATTCTAATTTTACTTCTTCATCAGCAAATTTTTCTAATAATTTTACATTATCTTGTATCTTTAATTTATCATTTTCATTTAACCATTTTTCCAATTTTAAAACTATCAACTCTATTTGCTTTATTTCATCAATCTTATCACTTTTCTTTTTTAATAAATTTTCATCAACAACATCTAATGAAATTAATAAAGAATTTTTCCTGTCATCTAAAGATTTTATTGTATTCTTTATTGTCTCTCTTATTATTTTTTTATCTTCTATATTTTTTAATAATTGAGACTCTTCATTTTTAAGATTTTTAATATTATTTGGTATTGTTTGTATTTTTTTGTGTTCTTCTTCATATAAATTTTCAAGATCAAGTATTTTAAATTTTAATGAAGTTTTATCAGTATTAAATACATCTATTTGTGAATATTGTGTTTCTATTTCAGATTTATATCCAAGTATAATATTTGCATAATCTAGTTTTTCAAAGGAATCAAAAATTGTCTTTATCTTTTTATATTCTTTATTTGCTAAATCATACATATCTGTATATATATTAACACCTAAAAATTTAGAAATTAAATCCAATAAAAATGCAGGACCAACGCCTTTATCTAAAAATTCAGACACTTTACCTTGTGGAGAAAATGAAGAAATAATAATATCATCATAAGAACCAAAAGTTTTTTGTATTAATTTATCTGTATTGGGTCTAGTATCTGAATTTAATGATATCCACTGCTGTATATCATTATTGAATTTTGTATAGTCTAAACTTGTAGATGTTGACTTTGAAGTTTTTGATGATTTTCTAATAATTCTATGTTTTTCGTTATTATAGTCAATTAATATTTCACCATCACATTCTTTTTTATTATAGTTTATTATATGTTTAATATCACTAGTTTTATCTGTTGTATTAAACATAGTATATAATAAAGAATTAAAAAAATTTGTTTTACCTTTAGCATTACCACCATTAATTAAAACAATACCTTTATATTTTGTAAAATCAAACACATTATTTTCACCAAATGAAAATATATTATTAAACTTGAATGAGTTAAATTTCCATTTTATATTTTTAAGAATATTTTCTTTTGAAACTTCATTATACCATTTTTGATTTAAAATTATTAACCTAGATACTTGTTCTTTATCTTTATGGTCTTTTAAATATTTTTTTAATAACTCTTCTTGTGTTGATAATTTAGTAACATCACCGATTTTTTCATTTTCGCTTAAATTTTGATTACTTTTAAATTCAGTAAATATATTTAATTCTATTGGATTATATTTTTCTCTAATAGCTAATTCGAGTTCTTTTTTCTCTGTTAATGAATATTCATAACCATATATTGTTAATTTTATTCTAGGATATTTACATATATTTTCAAATACGGGAATATTATCTTTTGTATATTTTATTACAGTCTTTAAATCGTAAAAACCCCAATTATTTTTAATTGGAATAAACTGTTTATTTATTATATGATTACTAAGATTTATATCCCATAGTAAATAACCATGTTCTCTATTTCCTTCTGAGAAATCAAGCGCCAATAAAGAGCCAGAATAATGTGCATTACCTAGCTCTTGTTGGATATGAATGTCGCCGCAAAAAGCAATATTATAGTTTTTAAATAAATCCTTTGAATACCTTGTATTTTCTAATTCAAAATCGTCTGTTAATTTAACACCAGATAATGGACCGTGAAACAATGCTATGTATATAACATTTTCTTCTTCATTAAATTCTATAGGAAAATTTTCTTCATCTAAACATGAAAAAACTCCATAGTTAATTGATTCAGTTATTTTATATAATCCAGATTTTAAATATACTTTTAATGGATATTTATTTGTATTTATAGTATTAACTATTGGTGTTATTGAATCTAAACGTTCATCATTTTTTAAATTGACGTCATGGTTACCTACAATAATATCAACTGGTGCTATCATTGATAAATTTAAAAAGAAGTAATATGCTGTTTCTATAGCTTCTGGAGATAAAGTAGTTTTTGATTGAAATACATCACCAAGAACAGCTATTCTATCTACATTGTTTTCTTTTAATGATGTATATAAATTATTAAAAACATGCTTATGTTCTTCATGTCTTTTATTTAAAAATATATGTATATCTGCAATATGACCAAGTATCATAAATATTTTTCAATTCTTTTATTGATTATTTTAATAAATTTTTTATTTTTTTCTGTTGCTAAATAATTTCTATTGTTTAATATACATGCTTCAATTTCTGAACCGCTGCCGGCAAATGGTATAAATACTTCCCTCTTACTAAATTGTTTTATTATTCTATTAGATAATATTAATGGTTTTTGTGTTGGATGTTTTACTTTTTCTTTTGAATTGTGTGTTAATGCTGGTATATCATCCCACACATCGCTTAAACATATACCATTTTTTAAATTCCCACTTTTATATTCAGCTCTATTTGCTAAATGCTGCTTAGGTTTAATTTTAATATTATTAAATATAAAATTATTTGATTTTGAATACCAAAGAATTGGTTCATATCCAGATGACAAAGTTTTTCCTCGCGTAGAATTAAATGCACGTTTTCTTGACCATATTATTGTTCTTTGTTCTAAAAATCCAATGGTTTCTAAAATATTTTTTATTTTATGCTCTAATTGCCTTTTGCAATATAAAATCAAATTACCATCTTCAGAAAGATGCTTATAAAATTGTTGCAATCTATATGTCAACCAATATAAATATTCTTCATCGGTTGCCCACTGATTATCAAATTCATCATCAATGCATTTATTATATGGAGGATCTGCAACAATACAATCAAATAACTTATTATATTTCATATATCCTATATCTGGATAACAATCAATTTCATATATCATTTTAATTCTCTTTCTAAAATTTCGTATGATTCATATTCATTTTCGTCTATTACAACAACGTTATAAATATTATCCATAACAAAACAAACTTTATATTTTTTCATAATATCTCTTTAATTAAATACGCAATTATATTCTTTATTAAAATTCATTAACTTCTTCAATTATTATGCCATATTTTTTATCTTTATCATATTTATCTTTTGCATATTGTAAAATTTCTTTTTGTGGTCTTTCAGAATACACAAGATGAGTTTCTGTATTATTTATTGGCCAAGGCATATAAACGCTTATTACATATAATTTTTTCATTTAAGTTTTCCAATATAATCTATTAAAAATGCTAATATCATACACACTAATATGAAAAACGGATTCACATCAAACCCTTTTGCAATTAATATTTCTACACAAACACCACCAATAAATCCAATTAAATATCTATTAGTTTTATTCATTCTAATACCTTTGTCATTATAATAGTATCTGTCAATAATTTTTTATTTTTTATAGCCTCGTTTATCTGTTTATTATTCATTTCACCTGGATCTTTAAATGGGTTAATATCAGTATAATATGTTTCTATTCCCCAACTTAATAATAATTTACCAGATTTTAATAAAGCATTTTTTCCAGCTGCATCTGAATCAAATATTAAATTTATTTTAGCTTTGTTTTTTACTATTTTTTTAAATAATTCAGATTTCTCAGATAATGAAGAACCTAAAATAGGTATTGCATTAATATCATTTTTAATAGCGTCAAATGGTCCTTCTACAAGATTTATCTCATGCTCCCAAGATATAAATAAATCATTAAAAATTATCTTGTCTTTATGATTAGATGCATTTTTATACTTTAAATAATTATCAAAAATACATCTAGCAACCCAATAGTTTAAATATCCATTTTCACCATACGAAGGTAAAATAACTCTATTTGATAATCTACCTTGATCACAATAATGAAAATTATATTTTAATATTGTATTATAACTTATATCTCTGTTATTTAAAAATTCTATTGCTTTCTTATTAATATTAGCTTCTGAATTTTTTGTAATTTTTTTGAATTCTTTTTCTAATTGTATTTTTTCTTCAATTTCTTCTTCATTTATTTTAAATAATTTTGATAATATTAAATGTCTAAAAGAATCATTATCTAAATTTATATTAGAATATTTATTATTACTTAATTCTTTCCACTTATTTTGTATTTCAACAGATGAATATTTTTTTAATAAATTTAAAACAACATCAGAATATTTACATACCCAACATTGAAAAATTTCTTCTTCTATGTTTATCGATAATTTTTTCTTATGGTGGTTGCATTTTGGACAATAAAATTGAATTTGAGGTATTTTACCAAATCCTTTTCCTAATACATTTTCTAATAATTTTAATTTTTTCTCATTATTATTTTCCATATGACAATAATAATATATAAAACAGGGAAATTATTGTAAACCATTTAACACAAATATCAAGATATTTCCAAAATTTTTCTTCTATTAGTTTTGTTTTCATATTTTACCTCTGATTATTATAAACCATTTAGTGCTAATATCCATGCATCACAGACATCATAAGCTTCTTTAATCGGTAAACCTATTTCTTTACCCTTTTTATGTTTTTCAAATTCTGGGAATTGTTTTTTATATTTATTTTCTAGGAATAAATAAACTTCTTTTTTAGCCGTACCAGCTGGGAACATACCCCTACCAGTAACTTTTTTTCTAGCTGTTGTTACAAATATTTCTTGAGAAGGTGTTTTAGAGTATAGATTTAATATATATGTAATTATACCATTAAATCTTAAAATTGTGGCTATTGTTTGAGCTGAGGATTTTCCTGGACTAAATCTCACATTTGGCGTTTCAATAATAACTTTATCTATTTCATGTTTTTGAAATAGATTTTGAATTAATAAACTTACAGAATCTGCTTTTTCAATAAAGTTATTGCCTTTTGGTTTCATATATTCATAATACAATAATTTTTCATTTTCATTTACAATTGCAATTCCTATAGTTGTTGTTGATATATCAACTCCCAGTATGTTCATCTGTTAATTGTTTAAGATTTTCTTTAAAACTAACAGACATTACAAACATTTCATTTGCAAATCTTTCAAAATCTTCACCAGTTTGATATAAAAGTGTCATAATTTTTAAACCCAGCATTGTTGAATATTCTTTTTTAATTTCTAAATTATTGCAATCAAGCACTTTTTTTATATTTTCTATATGATTATCTAATAATAAATTCTCTTTTAGTATATCGTTTATTAAACCTATTACTGAATACAAACCAAATAACTCACCATGCGAATTATAATTAAATATAGACCCTTCTGTAAAAGTTTTCTCAGTAAATTTTTTAGATAGTGCTATATTATCACAATTTATTAACCAAGCTATGCATCTACAATAATCTTGAATAGCATATTCTTTCATATTCAACCCTCCAATTGATTTATTTTTCTATTAATATACCATAATGCTTTTTTAAGGTCTTCTAATTCTTTATTTGCATCTTTTTTACCAGATCTAGAAATATATTTGACAGCATTTCCCAAGCAAAAATCTAAATTCCATGCTTCTATAACTTTAATTGCTTCATATGTAGTATCACCCCCATAATAATTTGGATGATTTATTTGATCAGCCATTTATATCTCCTGTTCTAATTCATCTACATTTATATCAGCAAGTCCCAAAAGCTGTTCTTTTGTTTGTATATTAGAATCTTTAATTACTACAGTATTTTCTTCTTTAACAATATTATCTTCTTTATATGGACTATCTTTATAATTCATATCTTTATCAGTTATTTCATTATACGGTGTTAATTTTTTTTCTTCCAAATAAGTTAATACTTGATTAAATACTTGTGTTTTATCAAAAGCATTGGGATTATCACCAACTATTTTTGTAGCTTTTAATCTTTGCATTACACCAGCTAATTTAATTAATTCAGATGTTTGTTTTGTAGCAGTGTCTAAATAGTTTTGTGCATATGTTCCCATGATAGCTAAATTACCATCTGATTCACTCATTTTTTTTGTTAATGTGTCATATGTTTCTAATGCTTTATTTCTATTTTCTTGTGTTTCAATAAAAGCTCTATTTAAAACAGTTATAATATCATTGTCAGAAAATCCTGAAATTGAACTATTTTGTTGTTGATCCGCCATAATTTTTTCTTATTACACCTAAATTTTCTTTTTCATCTGAAACTTCTAAATTTTCTTCTATATCTAACCCATCTAAATTCATATTGTCAAATAAAATACTTTCGTTTCTAATCATATTTACAATCTCTTCTCTCATTGATTTTACTTTTTGAACTAATTCAAATATAGTCTCATCAAAATATAAAATATTCATTTTTAAAATTGAATTTAAAAATAATGTAAAATCTCTAATCTTATCTGAAAATATATTAAAAAATCTATTATATGTTTTTAATTGTTGAAATTGTCTATAAACAATATAAATTAAAAATATATTTAAAAATGTTGATATAGATAAAAAAATATATTCCATTATTTTCTCCCCATTACTGTCCAAACATCTGCGAAATGTAATAAATAACCCAGTCTGTTTAACTTTGTTTTAAATACAATATTTTCATCAACAAATAAAAAATCATGTGCTAGTATAGCAAGATATTCATCATTTGTTAATTCTACACCATAATGTGAAAGAAGCCTTACAGATCTTTGTGCGTGTGTTAACCCATCTCTGATATCTGGATTATAATAATAAACCACTCCTTTATTAAGTTTCCATTTTTCTGTTTCTTCTAAATATATTGGTTTTTTATCTACAGTTTCTGCTTTACCAGAATCATGCGTCAAAGCACATGTAATAATACTATCTTTAGATATATCTTGGCCCCACAATTTACATATCGCATTAAAATTTTTTAAAACTTGTAAACTATGATTAGCTAAACCACCAACACAAGAATCGTGATAATCAGCTCTGCTAGAAGCTGGTGCAGAAAAATAATTTTCACCAATTTGTTCAAAGAAAAACGTTAACTGATTTTTTCTTTTTTCATTTTTTATAGATTCTATTAAAGCGTAAACTGAATCAAAATCAGATGCTATTTGTTCTTCAGATAATACGTTATTTTTAACAGTCATTTTACTCTCTCCATTTAGTACTTGTTGTTGAAGCTTTACCACTTCCCTTTTTAATTATAACGGTATTTACTTTTGTAGTACCATTCATGTTTTTGGGATTATATGTTCTATATGCATTCTGTTTTAATCTACCTTTTATTTCAGAGTTATAAAATTCTAACGGTGTTGTTTTCTTTTTTGCATATTTTATCTTAAATAATAAATAAAAATATCTCTTTTGGGCTTGAGACATATAATTCATATTCATACCATGAATTTTCCCTTGCCAATAATCTAAAAATAAAATTATAGGTGAGGGATCTGTACCACCTTTATAATTAAATCTTATTACATCTCCTGGTTTTAAATCTTTTATTTTCATATTTTTTTAATTTGTTTCTAAGGCAGGATTCGAACCTGCGGATAATCAGTTATTCTATACAATAACGTCATTATTCTAGTTATAGTTCAACCTTAAGCCGCTCAGTCACATAGAAACCTTGTTTTATATACTAATTTTATTAAGAACTCTTTCACCAGATTTTGTAACTTGGTATACACCTTTTGAAAGTCTTCGTAAAACTTTTGAATCTGTTAATTTAAGAACACCTTCGTGAACAAAGCTATGTAAAAATAAATTATCATATTCTTTATATGATCTATATAACCCATGCTTTCTATGCCATGAAACTCGCCAATTTTTTCTTAGTTCACTTAATTTAAAAGTTCTTGGAACTGAATTGTTAGCTAATAATTCTAACGTTCTTTGTTTGATTGTCATTCTTTGCATTTTAACCTCTAGTTTATTGTTTGAATATCGTTATTTATTGTAAATAAACTGTTTCTTTTGATATATGATTTTAATGATGAAAATTCTTTATTATAAATGTAAGATAATTCATATAATATTTTACATTTTTCACATACGTGCATATCTAATAAAAGTCTTGTTTTATAAAAAGAACATTCATAATCATTATATTTCTTAAGTTTAGAATTACATTTAATACAGAATAAATCTTCTCTTAAACTAAAGTTTTTTGCATACATCTCTTCATCAAAATTAGTTAATATACCAGAAAAAATATTTTGTATTTTATAATCTCCACTTATTGAAAGCATATTAATAATTTCTTGTATTTTCTTTTACTTGTTCTGGTAAAACCATTGTAGCATTTACTGGAAAAGAACCAGCAAAATCTTTATCTTTACCTCTGTAAAATTGATATGCGCCTTCTTTTAAAATAAAAGAATATTCAGGTAAAGGAAAACGATAATGTCTAAGATCTGTATCTACAAAGTTATCATTTTTCTTTTCTTTTAAATTAAAACCTTTAACTAAAACGTGATATTCATACTGCGTTGTTGCTGACATAAATTACTCCACTAATTAAATATTTTCAATATTAAAACCATAATTGTTTCTATTAAATATTACTAAAAAAATGTTATATGTAAATAATTTATTTTATTTTAAGATAAAATTTTCCATATTCTTCATCATATAAACAGTTATTTTCAATCATTTTAATATCTGAATCAACTAAT